AATCTTTGAGCGGTCAATCACAGGGTAGACATACTTCGTGAATAGCATTGACTTCGTGTTGTTCTTCCATTCAAATTCTGCATTGTCCAAGTCAAGAATCATGTAGCCGCGATGCTCGCCTCTATCAGCACGGGTAATCTGATAAGGAGAACCGATGTATGTGACTTCATGTTCTTCATCAAACATCTTTGTTGAGCGTGTATGATAGTGACCTGTGAATGTGTGCTTAATCTTCTTGATTACTTTGTTTACATCAAGGCCATCAGTCGCCATTTGGCGGCAGCCCATGTTGAAACCGATGACGTCCAAGTGAGCGAAAGCAAAGTCATATTCATTCAGAACGATTTCATCAAAGTCTTCATACTTCGTAATCCAAGGCAACATCAATGTCTTAACACCACCAAGTTCAACCTCAGTTGGTTTTTCATAAACAGTGACGTTAGGCAGAAGGTTCAATGACTTTAACGAGTTGACCTCAGTCGTAGTTGTGTGATAGATGTCGTGGTTACCAACGATGACATGAACCTTAAGATCCTTGAATGTATTCTTAAACAAATCAAGAACGACGTTTTCAGTATGAACGTTGATAGACTGACGAGTATCATATACGTCGCCGCAAACGACGACAGTGTCAATGCCTTCATCAAGAAGTTCAGGAACGAACTGCTCCTTGAAGAACTTCAACTGAGAGGTCTGGAATGTTTGGTCACTCTTCTTAACACCAATATGTAAATCAGCTAGCAGCGCTATCTTCATCTTTTCCCTTTTCTTCGTCAATCATTGCATATAGAGCTTCTTTAATCTTAGGCGGAATGCAGAAGTGAAGAGTTTCGCCTTCATCTCGTGCCCACATTGGAACAACGACGATTCTACCTTCGTGTTGAACTTTCATATAGAAGATTGAGTTCCACTTTTCACCAGCATAGTCAATCGGGAACGGGAGCTTAAGCAAAGCCTGTTGCTTAGCCCAAGGCTTGTTTGCCTCCCAGAGCTCTTCCCAGGTGACCATAGCCGACTTTGCTTTTTCATATAGCTCATCGTTCTTTTCTTTGTCAAGTCTGTTTATCATTATTCACCTACCTTTAGTTCGGAGAACATACTCTTCTTTTCAACTTTGATTACGTTCGTCCAGTTAATCTGTACATCGGACAACTTATGTGAAATGATATAGATGCCGATGTTCTTGTCTTGTTCAGTCACAAGGCTATAGAATGTGCCGAGGAACTGCTCAATACCGTTGTTGTCCACGCCACCGTCCATAACTTCATCAACGAATAGCAAGGAGCATGACCAGTTAGAGATCATCTTTGAAATGTCAAAGAATGATAGCAAGATAGCCATGTCAATTCTTGCCTTCTCACCGCCAGAGAAGTTGTTGTAGGACTGTTCAAAGCGTCCTGTCATAATCGTTTCATTCATTGACGGGTCAAGTTCCAAAGTCGCAGACAACTCAAACTTCTTCAAGTAGTAGTTGATGCGTGAGTTCAAGATTGGAAGCAACTTCTTGAAGAAGAACATTCTCAAGCCTTCGTCGCCCAAGATGTCAATGATCTTCGTGTCAATGGTAATCTTGTGCTCGACTTCAGCGATGTTCTTTGCAAGTTCCTTTGCTCTCTTCTTCAATTCTTTGAGCTTTTCCTTATACTCGTCAGTCTTGAAATCGCAAACTTTGTTCTGTTCAGTCTCAAGTTGAGTTTTCAACTTCTCAAGCTGTGTCTCGTTGCTTGACAACTTAACTTGTTCAGCGACAACCTTCTGCTTAATCAAGTTAATCTTTGACTGAGCTTCATCATAGACTCGCTTCTGTTCATTCAACTTTTGCTGTTCAGCGATGAGGCCGGGCAAAGTCTTTTCAGTCAGCGTCTTGAGCTCGGCTTTAAGTTCCTTAATGTGCTCAGCAGCATGACCGCTGTCCAGCTCAGCACCGCAAAGAGGACAGAAGGCACCAGTACCAACATCTCGCAGGTTCTTTTCAATAGAACTCTTACTGTGTTCTGCTGCTCCGATTGAAGTGTTGACTTTGTACATTTCCTCACTTGACGGTAGAGCCGATTTAGTTGTCTGGCGCTCAATTGCGGCGTTGCCTTTCGCGACATTTGCTTTCTGTTTCTCGATTGCTTCTTCATATTGACCTATTGTGCGTTCAAGTTCAGCGCATGTAGCCTTCTTTGTTTCATCAAACTGTTCAATGTACTTCTGAATCTTCTTAATGTATTCGGTGTTGTCAAGCACCTGTGTCTGTAAGCCGTTATTTTCAGTAAGCTTGAGACGAAGATCAGATTCGTTCATCGAGTTTCGCTTCTTTACTTCCTTCGCCATTGATGATAGAACGTCGATGTTGAAGATTGACTCAATGAGTGAGCGCTTATCGCCGATGCTCATTGTCAAGAACGGCTTACTGTTCGTAACAGCGATACCGACAATGTACTTGAACAGTCTCTCGTTGATGCCAAGGAGTTTCTCAATCTCTTCTTGGTTCAAACGCTTTGAAGACATGTTCTCAATTTCATTGCCGTTCTTAGCAAGAGCGAAAACATCTGGCTTATAACCGCGTGTAATTTCATATTGGTCATTACCAATCTTGAACTTCATGTTGACCAACAGTCCCTTCTTGTTGTACTTATTGACGAGCTGCCCTATTTTTATATTTCTAAAGGGCTTTCCGAACAAGCAGAAGTTGATAGCGTCCAAAATTGTTGACTTACCTGAACCGTTGCTAGCCTTAATCAAGTTTAGACCAGACGAAAAGTCCAGCTCAGTCATACGGTTGCCGTAAGATAGTACATTCTTAAATTTTATAGATTGAAATTCAACGTGCATTTATAAACTACCTTCTTTTTACATAACAAAATATAACAAAGAAATGGCTAGTTTCTTTGCTACATAAAAATTTTCTATTGAGGTTAGATGTTAGTAGTTGTAATTTTCTTGTAATCAAGATAGTTCTTAATTGTGTAGTGCATCTGCTTTAAAGTAGCAAGAGTTTCGGAAATGAAATCAAGATAGTACTGCTGGGCCGCCAAAGTTCTCAAGCGAGAACAGTAATTTGGATCCGCCTTAATCTGAGAATCTATTCCTCTAGAAGCGGTTCCCCAGTCACAATCGTCATTGAACTTCTTGTCTTTATAGAGATGTCCATACATCTCTTCAAGGTCAATCTTTTCACATTCTACAGAGTATTTCTGATTAGTGTAATACTTTGTCCACTTCTGAATAAGTGTTGGAAGTTGTAAGTTCTTCTTTGCTATCTCGGGCAAAGTATCTGGAATGGCTACGTCTATATCAGCCACATCCTTTAGTTTCTTAAATTTGTCGTTCGTTAACATATCGGTATACCTCTATGATACAATATAATAAATTTATACACATTTTGAAAGATACCTAAAAAATTTCTAAGGACTTATATGCATGAATACTTAGGAAAGAATTTTCAAGCGAAACCTCAATTTTCCCAAAAAGTTTTTATATATAGTTCAAGTCAAAGGAACATTTTGTGTTTCTTATAGGTCTTAGGAAATTTTTCCGTTGTCCTTTTTGAAGCAGAAAATGTTATTATATTTTGACCAACATTTTAGAATCTTGCTTACAGGAACGAGACTCAACCCAATGAGCTATCGGCATGTGCAAGTCATATCCAGACAAGGGACGTTCTGGACTGTATATGTAGTCCCGAAGGAAAGACACCTAGCCCGTGTCTTGCATGCCGCTATAAGCATGTAAGTTAGTTAAGCCCGAGTACAGGATAGCCGCTCGGTCAAACTTACAGTAAGTCTTCTTACAAGGTCATACAGTTCTCCAGTCAAAATAAAGACAAGGATTGATACCTGAGAGATAGTAAGTTCCCCGTATGGGCTTACTGTCTCCAGTTTCCATATCAAATAAAGAGATTGGATTGATTCTAATAAATAAAAATAATTAAAACAACGAGGTCTATTATGAGACTATTACGGAGGGATAAGAGATATATGAGAATGATAGCAGGTGGCATGTACAGAACAGTATCGCCAAAGACTAAATTGCCAGTACCTGATGACCAGCTTAAGGCAGGCATCAAGAAGACTGTGACAAAGTTGCCAGACCCGAAGCCAGTGACTCCAAAACAGCGTCCTAATGTCGGCGGTGGAATGACAAAGGCACAGGAAGACGCTTTCGAGAAAGAGTATGAAGCATACATCGCTCAACAGAAAAAGTTGAAGGCTGAACGCGAAGCAGCAGAAGCAGCTGAGGCAGCAAAGGCAACTGAACAATCAGAAGGTGAAACTGCACCAGTAGATAAGACGATCATTATTTCAGATGAACCTAAAGTTGATGTTGCTGAGGAACCAGTTGATGTTGCCGAAGAGCCGGCTGATGAAGTCGTAGAAGAAGGCGAAGTAACTGCTGAAAGCACTGAAGAAGTGGAACCTGTTCAGAAGAAGACATCAAGAAAGAAAAAGGCAGACGCTGAATAAGTAAGCCTTTTTGTCATAAATTAAGCTAGTGGAGAGGACGGATGTCCTCTCTTTTCTTATAAATAATTTATGACAAATCTAACAATCAGCAAAATAAACGAATCGTTCTTGGAGATAGAAGGCGAGACTGATATCATTTCCGAGATCTATTCGAGATATGCAGAATACAAGTCAGGCTACCAGTTTTCAAATGCGTATAAGAATAGAGCTTGGGATGGAAAGACACACTTCTTTAATCCTCGCACAGGATATCTCCCTTACGGTTTCTTGCAGGATCTTCTAGCATTCTGTAAGAGAAACAGCTATGTCTACGAGCTGCAAGGCGTAGACGAGAATAAGTTAACAAGAACCCTTGATGAGAGCAAGTATCAAGAATCTATCCAGTACTTCATGCGAAATTCTGGAAAGACTCTTCGTGACTATCAAGATGAGGCGATAAGAATCGGTCTTTCTAATAAGAGAGGCATTCTTCTGTCATGTACTGGCTCGGGTAAGTCTTTGATGATCTATAACATCGTAAGATCATTGAGGAAAGAAGGCTATAAGCATGTGCTCATCGTAGTTCCGACGATACCTCTTATCTATCAGATGCGTGATGACCTCGTAGATTACGGTTATGACAATGCAGATGACGAGATAACAATTCAAGGCGACGGAAATAAGGAAGATGAGAGCAAGCCTGTTCTAATCAGTACATGGGAATCTCTTCAGCACAAAGACATTGACTACTTCGAGAAGTTTGATGCAGTGCTTGTGGACGAAACCCACGGTGCTAGAGCTATGAAGCTCTTTGGCATTCTTCAGTACTGCGTCAATGCGCGTGTAAAGCTTGGAACCACAGGTACTCTGCCTACTGACAAGTTAGACCAGATGAAAATTCAGGCAAACTTGGGCAACGTCATCTATGAATTGAAGTCTCATTCATTGATTAAGCTCGGCGTTCTATCGCCTATCACGATTGCGAATGTGTTCGTTCGTTACCCGCCTGAATTTATTATGCAAAATAAATCCAGAGAGTACAAAGAAGAGGTCCGAATAGTCGAGTCCTTTGAACCGCGCTACAATGTCCTGGAATACATTATTTCTCATCGTGATATATCGCATAACATTATGATCTTGGTGAACCACGTCCAGCATCTAAAGGACACTGTCCGCTATCTGAAGGATAAATTCCCCGACAGAAAAGTGGAGAGCATCTCTGGTGCCGTCAAGGGTAAGGTTAGAAACGATATTAGAAAGAATTTGAATGATGAAGATGGAACTATCCTCGTAGCTACATATCAAACATGCTCTACAGGCGTCAACATTCCTAAACTTCATGACGTTATTCTTTTTGCTAACTCGAAGTCAAAGATCACCGTTCTTCAGACGATTGGTCGTGGTCTTCGTAAGCATGCAACGAAGAATAAGGTCATTCTTTGGGACATCATTGATGATCTTTCTTATGAAACAAGAACACACCGCACTGTTGATAATTACTGCATCAAGCACTGGAGAGAAAGACAAGCGTATTATGAAGGAGAACAGTTCAAGACCGTAGAGCAAAAGTATAAACTGTATAAATAATGTATGGTTTATTACGATTGGAACATAGATAGATACGGCTACATTTGGGCTGGTTTTTTACATTCATACGTTGATAAAAACACGGGCAAGCGAGTAAAGCTCTGCCCGTATATCAAGCATGATCTTGAGGACTATGCTGACGCAGCAGAAGATCCTACGATTCTTAATAACACATTTTTCAATGACCGTGCTATGGCTTGGTCTTCTCAAGACATGCTTTGGCATGCTTGTAAGACTGATGATGAATACAAGTCACCTTACACGCCGTATGCGTTCTTCCAACCTTACTGGTATAATCTCACGGGTGATGACAAAGACATCTATTTGACCGCAGATGATTTTGATGATGCGTTCGCAAATAGTTGCCGTTGCATGACAGTCAAGTTAAGACCCGGTATAAGCAATAAGGATCTTGGTTCATGTGTTGCTCAAGGCAATAGCAACTATGTTGATGAAGCTTTTGACGATAAGACACTTTACTACATACATTCAGTAAACGGTTGTATCGTTTACGGTATAGATGATACAAGTACTGATGAAAGTACCAAATACATGGGCTATACCTGGAAACGACTATGTTGGTATAAGTATGCTTGGTATCAGTATCTTGCATACATTGACAGTATGAACACATTGTTTAGCCAAGCACAGGCTAACATTTTTGAAGCATGCAACTATGATGCAATGGCAGCACTTGCTGCAAAAATTCCACAGGCAGCGACATTCTATACTAACTTAATGACATTTTTCAAGACATTGCCGCTTCCTAATACTGGTGAATATCCTGCTGATAAGAACCTTAATTTCTGGTTACTGAATAACCCAATCAGAATGTTCGCAAACACAATGTGCTTGCAGTATGAAGTGAATCCTACTGACCCAAAGCAAGGAAGATTTTACTTCTATGATGGATATGCAAACAAGAAGTACTACTTGTATACTGACCATCCTGATGAAAGCACATACGCTGCTGAAGGCGTAAGTGGTGTAATGCAGTTGACTAATCCTGTCGTTAACACACCTAACGGTTTTGTTAGACTTTTGCCGCCAAACCCCGGTTATTGGTCAAACATCAATGCTCCTGTCACATATAACATGCAGAAGATTACTGCTGAATACTCTGACTATCACATTCCAAGCACAAAGTTGGTATATGAACATACTGATGATGTGACTGCATGTACTACTCAAAACACAAGAGCGATGTATGTCAACCTTGTTGGTTATGAAGATGGCCACATGGTCTACATCAAGTACCAGTATCAGACACTTCAGTGGTGTAAGGAATCTTTGTTCGTCAAGGCGCTGAACATCAAACCTATCTTGACTGATAATAGACCAGTTGATGAAATCCTTGATGAAGCGATGGAAAATCCAAGAAATCCTTGGAAGACACCGACTGAATACTACGCTGATAATTCTCCTACTGGACAGTTGCCTGCTGGTGAAACAGGTACTGGCTATGTCAAGGCGCGTGTAGTTTCAAAGGATGAAAAGGATAAGTTGACTGTTCCGACTTGGTGGTGGAGTAATTCCCTCGCAAACTGGTGTACATTTAAGAAGACTGATAAGTACACAACTGAATTGTTCGTATGGAATGGACAGAATGGCTGGGATAAGTTCAGCAGCATCATGCTTGAGCCTCGCTTCGCCGGTTCTTCAAAAGTTTATTACTACTATGACATTACACGCTTCATTAAAGGCGCTACTATCAAAGGCAAAATTCACTATGATAACTTGAGATACGAATACAAGTCAATTAAATTCATCGCTGACACTAAGTTTTCACAGTATGATGAAAGAAACTTCCAGACTGTGAAGTTGAACAAGATGTATATTGCTGGAAAGGGAACTGATCGTTACCCGATTGCAGATGGTATTCCTGTTATCATGCGTCTACCTTCCGGAGAAATTGAAGTTTTATACAAGTTAAAGGCTCCGGGAATGTCAAAAAATACTGACATCATCTATGATGATAACATTGACTTTGTCAATTCAGTATGTAAAGCATATTTCGGCGATGGTCAGGAGAAGACTATTCGTGAAGACTGGAAGCGTTTCTACAAGATCATCAACTCAGGCGAAGAAGTCGCTACTGACATTATTACTGACGATGATCCATCGCTGGTAGATGCCGATGAAATAAATACTATACACGAAAATTCAGATATGTTTAGTATTTCGTTGACCGTGCCTAGACAATATCCAGAAACTGGAACAAGCGTCGGCAACGATTATGTGGAAAGGTGGGAAAAGTAAATGGCGTCTGTTATATTCAACTCTTTTAAGCAGCGTTATCTAAACGGTCAAGTTCCTCGTAGCGATACTTGGAACTTTATTCCCGTTAATAAGAATTTTACGAAGACCTTTGATGATAAGTCAAGCAACTTTGCGCTTGAACAGTATAGAACGCTTGATGATTTTGCTAATCATAATTCCGCTGGGTGGGACGCATCGCGCTTCACTGGTGTTCGTCGTGATATAACTTGGTTCCGCCCTGAGGATACTTCAGGCACAAGCAAGCCGATGTTCATTACATCAGGTTCTATTGGTGAGAAAGGCATTTACGACAAGGCATCTAACTGGGAAAAGTTCCTTAAGACTGATTACGCTAAGGACATTTCTGCTAATGCTTCTATTTTTGACTACCTAGAACAAGGTGGTTTCTATTACATCAGAACTAAGGAAGAACTCCGTTGGTTCGCTGACCATTCTAACAAAGAAAACAACCGAATCATCGGTGTTATAGGTGATGACATCAACGGTTACATTCGTGGTCAGATCGGTAAAGATGAAGCATATCCTTATCAAGGTATTCTTGATGGTAATGGACATGCTATCGCAGGTACTATCGTTTGTGATAATGACGACAACGGTATTGTAGGTGTTCTTGGACAAGATGGTATCGTCAAGAACTTCAAGTTGTTACCTTCTGAAAATGGTAGCCCATCATTGCTATGTAAGAAGCAGATAAACATTCAGCATATCAAGACTGATGGCAGAGACATCAATGCTGGTTTGCTTGTAGGTAGAAACTACGGTCGAGTAGAAAACATTGATGGTTCTAAGTTGAACACTTTCACCTTCTCAGGATTCGTTCCTCAGGTCTATTCAGTAACGAATAAGTCTGATGACTATAACGATTTCTCGACTATTCGTAAGAAGTATGACAACGGTGAAAACTTCTACTTCTTGAACTCTTGGTGCATTAACTCTCCGGGTAACATCTGTCCGTATGTTGGTTATTTTGCAGAAGGTCTTTATGCACAGAACGCTGGCGGTAAGGATGCGCTTGGTCGTTATTCATGTTATGAATGCGCTCCACATCAGCGTGCTACTTATTACCTAGGTTTGACATCTGACACGATTGACTTGACTTCAGATGTTACTGACGTAGGCTGGTTCATTAAGTATTTTGGTGGACTTGGTGCTAAGTATATTTCAAAAACTGAAAGACACTCAAACGACAGGAATCGTCAAGAGAATACATTCCCTGAGGTGTATAATCAAGATCCTCAAAGATACTGTGCATACGAAGATCCGTATGGACGTAATATGATACTGATCATCGGCTTTGACGCAAAGAATGAGCTTGATGAAAGTACAAGATATTTCCTTGAAATTCACGGTACTGCTTACGATAAGAAAGCAGGTATTGGAAATAGACGTTTCTATTTCCACGCCGGTCACATCAATCTTTCACAACTTCCTTGGTTGCTTGTAAATGGTGATGTTTCGTTTAACAACGTAACGTCTATTAACATTGAAGAGACCTATGCTGAAAGCGATGAAGATGGAGATCCAGTAGATATTATTGACTTTGATACACAGACTGTTGATACAAAGCCTGATGCTAAATTGACTGAACTTATTGACTTTTTGAATGACAGAAAATCTAGTTCATACTTCTGGGAGCCTGGAAGAACAGACGGCGCTGCAAAACCGCTTAACTTGAATACATACTATCATCTTGGTTTCAATAACGGCGATGGCGAAAACGGTCAAGCACCAACACCTACTGAAATTTTGTTTGCCGCTGGCTTCTCTTGGAATAACAACAGCTATGATATGTCTAGCTTCTTCAGAGAAAAAGACTTCGGCCAATGGATTGGTAGCAAGTTCCCAGGTTATAAATCTAATGAAGAGAAGGTTTCACATTCTGAAATAGACACTGGCATACAGACAGAGTATGTTATTGAGGAAGACGATATTAAGATCTTCACGCAGGACGGCACTCCGGGTAAGATCGTTTCAAAGAACATTACTGAATTGTCTTGGCAACCTAAGCAAGAGCATTCATCTACCCACGTTTGGAATAGAATGTATACTATGCTTTGCGCTGATCTTGTGAAGAAGTTCACAATCACCGTTCCCGACGATGCCGGAAAACAAGTTGAACTTACTTTAAGATGGAATATAGATTATCTAAAGCAGCAGGCTGCAGATGCCGCCAACAAAGCTGGTTTTAGCGACCCTTACAAATTCTATAGCGACAGAGGCGAGTATGTTATTCTTCCGCCGGCTACTAAGTTGGTCACTGAGGACAACAAAAATAATGAAGGTATTTACTGGAATAGCGATAGAATGTGTATCGCTCGTATTCTCGATAGACCTGATGATTTCTTTGAGTTCGTTGAAATTCCTGAAGGCCACACCTGGGACAACATTAACACACCAGATGAAAACGGAGTTACTGAACTTTGTCGTCAAATGCGCTGTGCATTCTTGATGAACTTACCAAGACTTACTTATGGTAAGTTTGATAATGCTCCTGGTGAATGGGAAGACGAAGAAGACTGGTCTGGTTGGAGCCTTAATGACAACGCTGACTTAGATACTCTTCAGAAGTATTATCAAAATCGTCGAGTAGCACTTGATGATGGTTCAGAAGTATCGCTTTGGGGAACTATCGTTCATACATTCAGATACTGGGACATCACAATTAACGATGACAATGTCAATAAAGAAGCAGGTGAACTTGACTTCAACTTGATAGACACAAAGAATCTTGAGTACTCACCGTTCGTTCATGCATTTAACTATACTGCTGAAAATGGTTTAAACGCTGTTTATGATGCTTCACGAAAGTTCGGCACCGTTTGGGCTGCTTGGGATAAGGCTTGGAACGCAAATGCAGCAAATGCATACAATACACCACTTGAAGCAGCGTGTGACGAGTTCCATAGCATCGCTAAGCATTACATTCAAGATCCGCATTATTACGGTCTTGACTATAACGGCGATTTCACTACACAGGTAGTAAGACCAAGCGACTGGTTTAATCAAGGCGCTGCTCGTGGTAGCCTATGGAGCAGAAGATACAGCACTGGTATCTTCCAGTACTTCTGGAATAACAGCGTTTACAAGAACACCGATGTTCTACACTTCAACTGGAACATTGAAAAGATGATGTTCAAGGACAAACGAAACGGTGATTTGTTTACGAAGTATGATGACGGAACAATAGGTAACGGTGACATCTATAAACTTGACCTTGCTCACTGCGCTCTTGACAAGCCTATTCGTATGCAGAACATGGCAAGAGCTGCTTATAACATTTCACCTGTAGTTGGTTCTAACTACGGTCATATCACAAATGTCGTTGTGAACACTCGTCGTCAAAACTTGGGTAACTTTGTTGGATTTATCGGCGGTGTTGCTGGTAAGCAGGAACGCGGTCTTGTTGAAAAAGTCCGTGCTAACATTGAAGATGCATTTGAATGGTATAGAGAATTGCCTGCTCAACCACAAAGCGTGGATTCTTATAATGCAGAACTTGTAAGCTCTCAAATGTCTGCTTACAATGCTGAGATTGCGAACGATAACTATCATGTTCGCTATAAGATGACACCTATCATTCCTTTGTCAAAATCTGACGCTGTAAAGGAACTTGGACAGAACCCAATTGATGATGGTGACCGTTATAAGTACTATCCGGCTGGTGTTGAAGACACACTTGACCCCGAGTTATTCCCAAGCACATCTGCTGAATGGGCAAAGGTTATGTCAAGCGAGCAAAATCAGCAAGACTTGACTGCTTACTTGTCTACATTGAAGAAAGCTGGTAAGCGTATCTATCGTGTTGATGATAGCATTAACGAGGAAATGGCTTTCTCGAATAAGTATCCTGATCTTTATTCATACTTCACTGACAACCCGAACTACATTACAGATGATAGATACTTCAAGGAAAGTAAACCGATCATTGATTTCGCAACTGAATGGTATGGAGACAGCGACACAACCGCAACTATGCCGCTTGATGATACTGTCACATATAACCTCTACCCGATTTTCAATGCGGGTGGCGTATTCGGTAGAGTAATTCCTTGCGTCCAGCCGAACAACAAGATCGAGTTGAAGTCTAAGACTCTTTATAACAAGACTTACTTCAACGACATCAATGTTACATATAAGTTGACTGACGAATACTCTGGAACAAAGGATATTCACAATGCCTTTGGTTCATTCGCCGGTGTAATGGAAATGCAGACTACTGAACTTGGTCAGAAGGAACAGAACCCTGCTGGTAAACTTGTTGACATGAGCAACATCGCAGCAGTTGGTACTAACACTTACAGCGCTGATTCATTGAGCGGTAAGGTTTTGCCTATCGGTTTTGTTTCCCAGCAGTTCATAGAGAATACTTCTATCGTCGCTACTGAAGGTGCTGGCCGTTCTAAGGGCGGCAACTACATCGGTGCTGAAACAGATAATACTTGGGCGATAGATACTCCGTTCATTATCAACACTGATATGAGAGAAACTGATGTCGCTGACAACTACGCTCCGATAAATAACATCGCTGCTGCATTCTATGGACTGAATGCGGTCTCTAAGCCTGTTGGTATTTTCGCTAACATCAAGGATTTCAGCAACAAGTTGTTCAGAAATCAGCGACTAGACTCAAGTGTCATTAGAGATTATACATCTGCTGTTATCACTGATACCGTTCAGCTTACTGACTTCTACACTAACACCGCTCCGAACTTTACAACTTGGGCACCTGACTCAATTGACATGTATGCAGGTAAACGAAATCTTCAGTCAATTCAGTCAGTCTTCGGTTCTAACATTCAGTTCCAGCCGAACATCGCTTATGATGGCGGTTATACAAACTTGTATGTGACGGCTCTTACAAGTGGAACGAACTTGGGCTTATTCCCACAGCAAGAACAACTTGATGTAGGCCAGGTTCCGAGAATGTACATCAAACAGCAAGCACCGTTTAGCGCTGCAGAACTTGCATTTGGCGACAAGGCAGGATTTGACTTGAATGCTTTGAGCGATAGACAAGTATTCTTCGCAAGACCGAAGACTGAGGACTTGTATTTCAGTTACTCATACTCTTCAACAACTGCATTTGTTGATGACTGGACATTCCAGAATCAAGTAAACTTTACTACTGCTTTGAGAGATGGTGATGATAGAAAGATTCCTGATGAAAGAAAGTACGTTTACGGCTACGTCTTCACTGACTACTTAACAAACTCCGCTGAAGGCTTCCGTTATGACAGAAACTACTTGCACCTTGGTAACTCCGTTTCTCCTTCTCACATCAGAAGAACTATCGCTCATTACGGACCGTTCACAACTTCATCAGTTTCCGCTGCATACAGACAAGGAAATGAAATTGTCGCCGCAGATGATGATCATCAGTTCGGTGGTATCTTGGTGACTGACTCAAATGACCGAAACGTTATCTTTATAGATAATACAAATGGCGCTGAACTCGACAACTTGTCATACAACATTCAGTGCCCACTCGTTCATTATCAGAATACTAAGGGCGGTATGCTAGTGGAGGTCAAGTAATGGCAGATTATTCTGCAGCAAATAGAAAGTTCGTTTTCAATGCCTACCGTTATGCGTTAGGCACTAACGAAATTACTGGCTTCAATGAAAACAACATTGTGCTCTCTTGGGTAATTCATGACATTCCGACTATCACAAACGTGAAAGGCTGGTTTGAGGAACACACCAAGGACCCAATGTTGCGTTATTCAGAATTTATGAAGTTGCCGGAGTCAACGGTTCAACTTGCTGACACATATTTAAGATCAGTTCAAAGTACTTCAGTCAACAAAGACACTGAAGCGCTTCCTGAATACACATATCAGAACATGTGCGATGTTCCCACAAGATATTACTTGTTCCAGAAGGGTTCATCTAAGTATCTTTCAGCTTGTCCAGTCACTGCTTCATTTGATTATCATGGAGTAAATACTTCTGGCCGTCATTTGAACGCCCTCGTCAACGAATATGACTTGACAAATCATTATGATCAGTCATCTTACTATCAGTTGAGCATTCCTGAAGACGATATCATCGAGTCAAGAATTACTCAGACTGCAGATGATGTTCATTTCAAAGATGATGACGATAAAAGAGACCATCGAGACAGTTTCTATAACCCGATAAGTGCTACATACACAGGTTATAAAGGCCGTAATAGAAATATCCTCGCTATGGGCGCAGTTGGCTACTTGCTTTCTTGGCGTGGAGACAACATGGCTTACGAAGATATGATTCCAATGGAGTATTATCAGTTTGAGAACCCAATTCGTTCTAACTTTGATGCGATTGACATCAAGTGGAACGTCAACGGATTTATTGAGGCAGAATAATGGGACTTGCAGACAAATATCCTTGGCTATGCAACACGGTCCGCAGGGACTATGAGCCAGAATGCGCTAATTCTGCTACTGGAAATATGGTTTCTGAACAAGAAGGCTACAACGCACAAGGCTACACGACTGATGCTTACGGAACTTATGGTCTAAAATTCACTTATTATAAAGTATCGCATTCTATTTCTGATGAAGGCGACCCTGAAGCGACTGAAATAAATTCAGATAAGACAACTGGACATTATGATCCGCTTTATGGCGAAGATCAGGTTCAAGAAATTACCCGAGCATTCTACATCAACGGCTACACAGAACAGATTCCGCCCAATGTGCTGACTTATCAACTTCAGGGTATCTGGGGTGAAGACATTTTGACTGTGAATGTTGGACGAGCTGCTTTCCAGTTCTGGTCTACTTATGGTGGCGAAGATAGAAATACTGCACACATCAACGAATCTTGTGAGCCAAGGATCGGTGATCTTTGCTATCTTGAACCCAATCATACTTTTTACGAAATCGTTGATGTCAAGTACTACCAAAATGCTTTTGGTCTGATGTCACAGACTTTCACTTTGACAATGAGAGTCTACAAAGATGCCAAGTACTCAATTAAAATGGACGAACCGACACTTGCTGACCGAACTGACCCAATTTTTGAAGTCGCTCCTTCAGGACTTCCGGCACAATATCAGACGAAAGACCCATTAGCGCTTAATGATGAATTTAGAGATATTAAGAACTCCAGAAATGTCAATATGATGGACCCAAGAATTTCCCAATCTGACCCATCAAAATCATTTGACCCATTTTATGGGTGGTAGACCGACGTATTTTGCCTAAATTTGGGCGCTTTTATTACACAAATTTCACAAAAACAGGCGAGATTCCCACGAATCTCGCTATTCTGTATAATTGACCGTCCGTGGGATTCTACGGTTATATTACACTTTTTCATATTTTTTGTGATTTTCTATTGACGGTTGCCTCAGAATTTGTTATTTTTACTACGTAAACAAAACAATGGAATGGTTCAATAAAGAAAATTGAAAATTTGACAAAACTTGAGGCTTGAACTATGGAAATCAAAACTTTTGGTCAACTTAAGACCTTGATGGAGCATGAACTTGAAACAAAACCCGAACGTCGCATTGCGGCGTTGAAGACACTGTTCTCTTTTCAGACAGAAAGCGAACGGCTAACTGAAACAACTCATGTCTTTAACGGCGAAGGTTTCAACAAAGCAGACGCGCCGAAGATGTCAAGCCTGCTTGACTATTACAACAGGCACGGAAAGTTGACTGAAAGGCAGCACAAACTTCTATATTTCAAGTTGAAAAAGTATGCAGGCCAGTTGTGCCGCATTTCCATCAATAAGAAACTTATTCAAAAGGTTGATGGCAAGTATGTTTGGGGTCAGCGACTCCACGCAGAAAGTAAGAAATTCAAAACAAAACAAGAAATCGCCCTTGCGGCAAAGGAATGGATAAATGGATAGACATTTTTTCAACCCCGAAGAGTATGACCTTGCCCGTGCGCTTTTTGATGCCGGTGTTTCGCTTTACGCTTATGGCCTTGGGGCTTTCGGCGAAAAGAAAGGTCGTGTAATTTCTTTTGACACCGCCGATGTTGAAATTGACGAAGAGGAATTTGAGTGTACCGCAGAAGATCTTTGTCGCCCCGTTGTTTTTGACCGCGATGTAGGTCAGGGAACTTGCAACGCAATTGAGTGGGAAAGGGTTATCGGCGATCTTTACTGCAACGAAGAGGAATATCAAAAATTCGTCGTCAAGAGCCTTGAGAAAATCACCTCTGAAATCAGTAAGTTGCCTATTCCGCTGAACATCGTGATTGAACACTTAAAAGCATTCATTGCTTAAGGGAATTGAAAATGATTAAACTTGACTTTTCAAAATTTGACTTGAGCATGAAAGAAGGTCTTTATGAAGCGTCAATCTATTGTGTTGATGAAACTTCAAAATACACTTTCTTGAACGGGTGGCATACTTTATTTGACAATGATGTTGGAAATCTCATCAAAGAAGGATGCGATCCTAATAAGCATTTCGGCTTGATGTTGAAAGACTATTCTTCTGAAAAGAAAGACAAGTTCAGAGCTGCTTATGACGCCTACGATGAAAAGCGGAAACAGCACTGTGAGGAAGAGAATGAGTGGGAAAACCAATATTGGTCAATGCCACATAAAACAGAAGAAGAAAAACTTGAAAGAGCAAAGGCTCGTTTTGAATTTGAAAAGAAATTTGCTTTAAAAGAAGCAGAACTCTTTGATGAGTTCTATGCAGAAATTGAAAAAATCATAAAGGAGTAAAACATGCGTGTAAGAACCAAACATTTGTCGGCAAACGGTTTTTCGCTTAAACTTACTATTGGCCTTGACGAAGCAAGACAGCGTCTTGAACTTACTTGTCAAATTGACTGCCGTAAAGTAATGCATGTGAAAGATAACAACATTACTTACACGCCGTATGTGCAAGAACCCTTTGAAGGCAGATGGGATAACATGCCTGAATTTAAGCGTTGGGTTGAAGGTAGCTCTGCAGTGAAAGTACTTTACACGCTTTGGAAAGAAAACAGACAACTTACTGATTTTGAAACACTTGTTGTCAAAGCAATTTTGGAGAATTAAAATGACAGTGCTTGAAGCAGTGATGCCTATCAAAGAAAAAGTTTCCGAAAAGACTTTTGATCTTACCAGGACTATCGTCGGAAACATTTTTGTTGACCGTGAAGAAGAATTTGAAACTGAGGTGAATTTGGATAACCTTGGCATTCCAAGGGAAGAACAGCCTTATGTTCTGGAAGCAGTTGATAATGCTTTCATGCTTGAATATGAAATTGTAAATGGTGTTCTTAAGAACATTGAATAAGGAAAGAAAATGGAATTTACGGGAATTGAAATCGGACTTTTGCAAGACGCATTGGCCTACTATTTGCGGGAAGTCCCAAATGACGGGTACAACAGCAGGCGCATTGCTATGCTTGAACGCTTGGACAATGAAGTTGAACTTGATGACGAAGTTCATCAGATTTTGATTAAGCTCGGAACGATTCCCCCGGATCCTGAGGAGTTCATTGATGATTAAACAAGGAGACAAGTAAGATGCAACTTTGGTTTGTAAGAATTGCAGGAAAGTGGTACAATCACACTTTCAAGTTCTATCCCGTTG